TCTTTAGTTATCCCTGCGATGTTGCCTTCTGATATAGGTGTTTTATCATTAGCAAGTAATCTAAGATTACTAAAAAATCTTAACACATACTTATCCATCTGTCCTCTTAGTTGTTGCTGTTTTGTTTGTATTGAATTTTTTTCTTGAGTAACTAATTCTACTGTTCTATCAAAATCTGACCTATCATCTGTACTTAATATTCTATTTTTTATAGCTCTATTGAAAGCAGCAAATGTAACACCATCTATATCTTGTATACTTCTAGGATCTTGAGCTTGTATAGCTACAGTAGCTGACATTGCTTTAGGTACATTACTAGTATAGCTAAATTCTCTTAATATGTTTTTATTACTAAAGGGTATAAATTCATAAAGTTCACTCGGTACTTCACTTGAATCTATAGGTAAATCAATAACAAAGACAGTATTACTTTCTTTATCGTCTGTAACAACAAAATTATGATTAGGACATACTTTATTTACTTCTTTCCATATATCATTTAAAAATTTACCTAACGTATAATCTTCTTCATCCGCATGTTTTTCAGCAATATCATTAATCATATTAATATTAAGAAAAATACTTCCTATCCTTCTTACACGGTCAGTATTATTTAATGGAAATTTAAAATAAAGATCATCTGCATTTGATGGTAATGCTATTTTTTTATCCCTATATATTAGATCTACTGTTTGGTTTTCAATTGAACCATAAGATCCTAAAAGATAACTTAGTGGAAAATCACTAAGCTCAGGTAAGTATCCTATAGAATCTTTAATACCATAGGCATCTATATTACCCCCCTGAGATGCTAAAACATTAGTTTCAAATTGCATAGGCAATATACACACGTTAGCATCACAAGAATAATCTAATAATTCATTTTCTCCAGACTTTGTATAGTCACTAATAGGACAAAATAATAAAGGGTCTACTTTTAATGTTTTACCTTTACCAGTATCATATACTCTATCGGCTACTATTTTAACTGGGGTTTGGGCCTTAGCATCTTTAGTTATAAGATTTTCGTTAATTAACATACACAAAGCATCCCACCTTATGAAAGGTTGAGTGTTTAAATAATTAACCTTACCTTTAACACTATCAGTATGATATTTAGCTTTATCTTGAGTTATGGGAATAATATAATTTACAAGGTCTTCTTTACTACCTAACCCTAAATTGGTAATTAGAAACTCTTCTATTGTAGCAGCTTGATATTTCATCAAATCTCTTAAAAATCTACCAAAATTATCCCCCCCGGATCCTGAAAAATTTTTATAACCAGATGTACTAGCGAGTTGTTTTGCATTAGTTTTTTGGGTTTCTAATTGCTTCCTCTGTTTACTATTCTCCTCAAAACTATCTACATATTCTTCATTTTCAAATTGAAAAACTTCCTCTAAGCGTTGTTGTTCAAATTCAGTTACGCCATAAGTTTTTGATGAAAAAGAACCAAAAGTACAATAGTTATATAGGGATTTCGCTAATCCTAACAAACCATTATAACGGGGAAATAATCCCGCATTCAGGGCCTCATTATATTCAGCAGTATCTATCTGTCTTACTGTTGAAGCATTTTGAGATGTAACAGTTATATTTTCTTTCTGTCCATTAGTTGCTTCAGTACCTCCTTTTAAATTTATAATAGGATCAGTAATCGATATATTAGGCATTCTTAAACTATCTATGACTTCCCCCACAGAAACAAGTTCAGTATAGCAAGTATAACCACCATCTTCTCTTGCTTGGAACCCGAAGTTTTTAACAAACCCCAAAAAACCATCATAATTACCATTATGAAATTCTTTTAACACATTTACTGCATTAAATATTTCTTGTTGAGTTATATTATTAGTATAAATTCTAGAACTTTTTCCATCGGAATAACCCGTATCTGTAAAGTAATCTTCTAATAAACGTCTTTCTTTATATAAAGTACCATCATTTTTAATATATGGGTTCCACCCCCATTCTAAAATAACCATATAACCTGGCCTCATATATAGCATTTCAAGTACTTCTAATTGTCTTCTATTGTGACATTCAAAGTTAACTTTAGCTTCTCTTAAAGATCCATATGCGGATTTTGTTCTAACATTTATGTCTGTAATACCTGGCATAGGTACTATCCCAAAACCATCAGAAGAAGCATTCGCCCCAATAGCCATATCTCCATATGCTGTATTTGTTTTTAATCCTCTTCGGGGGAATGAATCCCTAATTCTATCTACTCTTCTTACTTCTCTATTACCTCCTCTGGCTATGGCATAATCACTTAAAGTACCTCCTTCTAAAATAAAATTTTGTGATAAAGCAGCTCCTCTGTAAGCATTAAAATTATTTTCGCCTTCCAAACCACCAACTTCGAGGTTAACATTTTCTACATAATCAACCATAGAGGTCATTCTAATTATACACTGTTTATTTAGAGTATAATTATAGAATGCACCTTGAGATAAATTAACATTTTTATTATTTAATGATTCATTTTCTCCATGAAGAACTACGGGCTGAGGACTATTTCTGTTAAGTCTTATCCCACTATCTTCTTTATTACCTAGAGCAATTATTTCTTCTCTTAAAGCTAATTGATCTCTAACATATGGTCTAAATGTATCTTTAAAAATACTCATCTATTATTATTATTAAAGTTAATAAATGAGTTTATATAGTTAGTTGGGTTAGCAGGTATTCTTATTTGTTCACCTAAAGCTACATGGTAGCTATCTTTTCGTAACTTATTAGGATTAGCAGCTAGAATTACCCACCAAAATTGGGTATCATTATAAAATTCAAAGCTTAAATTATCTAACCTATCACCATCTTGAGTTATAATATAAACATCATCTCTACTTAAAGGTACATCTGGCAATACGGTATTTATAAAATATCTTTTACCGTTACCTGAAAGTAATTTTTTTATGTCTGTAAATCGTTTCATTTATTATAAGGCATCAAAGGCTTCTCTGGCATCAGGAGATATAAATGTACCATCAGCCTCATTAGCAAATTCATCATCCATTACTTGGGCATACTTATTAATATTTTCACTTACCTCAGGTAGTATAAATGGTGTAGTAACACTATTAGTAGGAGCAAAGTTATGTACGGGTTGGAATTCACAAGATACATCCAAAATATGGGGATATTGATTTACATCACTATCAGCTCCATTTTTATCATATTTAATCTCCCATGGATACGCTGTGTTCCAACTTAAATTAACACCTGTAAAAAAACCAGGTATTTCATCCATCCAATCTCCTACTGTCAGTCTTGAAAATACACCTCTCATCCTTCTATTTTTATATTCTGGGGCAGTTTGTGCAGCTAAATAGTTTAATTTTCTCCATAAAGGTCTTTGTTCATGTCTAGTTTGGGCATGAATTTTAAATCCTAAATTAATTTTTCTATCAAAACCAGAGTATACATAAAAATTTTCGGCTCTACCATTATATTTAAAACTATTCCAATCCCCACTATAGTTATCACTTAAGTTATCTAAAAATGCCCTGAATAATATTACATTATCTTCTCGGGGGTTTTCCGTATTAACAACTGCTATTCTAAATTTAATATAATCTTCAAATGTACTATCAAAAGGTTCTTGATCTACTCTTTTAAATATATTAGCACCTGATATTCTATCTATAGTTTCAGGGATAAATACATTATATGAACCATTTTCATCTAATTCTACTTTTTTATCTGGCTCTCCAATATTGTATAAATCAATCCTAGTCTTTTTAACATCTGTCTTTTTACCTGTTTGTGTTCTATAATCTGTATAAATATCTCCAGATTCACCAGAATTTGCTTTAAATTCATTAGGGCCTTTTCTTAGTTGAAATAAATTTTGGTTAAATAAGGGAATATATCCTCCATTTTCTCCAATGTCATTAAAAAGATTACTTTTATATTGTTTTATAGTAGTATTACCTATACCAAAGGTTGAATGGGGGCCCCCTGCATATTCTTTAATGGTTCCTAAATTTCCATCAACAATAATTTTATTATAAAGTCCAAATAAAGAATTATCAGAAACTTCATTAATCCCCGATCTTATAGCTGAAAGAAAGTTAGATTCATATTTAGGTCCTCCTAAATTAGGATCATAATTAAATCCACTTTCAAAATTAATATCTAATACTCTATCTCTTCTAAACCTAATACCCGCCGCACCGGTACTTGCTGTACCAAGGACATGAGCTGGAGAAGTTAATCTATTATTAGCTCCCCCGGTAATTGGTTCATCATTAGCATAAAAAGTAGGATTAGTTCTAGATAAAGCTAATTGAGCAGCTAAAAAAGATATTCCATTAGGACTAAGTAATACCTTACCTAGTCTTTCAAAATCATTAGCTGCTCTTTTAACTAATGTTACTGCACCTCCTCGTACAAAATTATTTGTAACATCATCTACTAAATTACCTAAATTAGAATTAGTAGACTGTTCTACACCTGGTAAAGGTTTGCCATCAAAATCATTTATAATAAAAGGAGGTTGGGTATCAAAACCTAATTTTCCAGCCCCCTCTCCGTACCCAAAATTTCTTTGTTCAAAAGGAAGAGTAGAAGTTGTCCCGTCGGGATGATTTAATGTAAATTGTCCCGCTTCATCAGCATCTCTTAATAATCCTCTTAAAGTTATTGCCATAAAACAATTTAGTCAGGAAGATTATCTTCATACTTAGGAGGAGTACTTGGACCGTTAGTAAGAGGGTTATCAAGATTAGAAGGCATACTTACACCTCCATATTGGTGTTGGTAAGCTGGGCCTACTAATGATCTACCTGCTTGATCTTCAAGTGGACCACCATGTAATTGTGAACCATTTGGAATATTAAAGGGATAAGCACCTGTTGCTACGTCGGGACCAACAATTGGGAAATTAGGTCCTGTTTGGTTTTCCATATTAGCTACGGGGCCCTCACCCTGTACTAAATCATGAATTGATGTTAAGTTTTTAATTGCCATAATTGTGTTGTTTTGTTATAAATATTAAGCGAATGTAGGGCTTGCTTGGAGTTCTTGTGCCCCTCCTAATCCTTTTCTACCATTACCATTAGCGGCAGCGAAAGCATCAAATGTGTTTTTAATTACTATTGGGGCAGGTGCCGCTTGGGCTCCTACTCCCGGACCAACTTGTAGATTATCACCTGGAGTTGTTCTAGCCATACCGCCGTAATTATCCATAATAGTAAAAGGACCTTTACTTGATGGCGCCATACCATCTTTTACCATAGCTATACCAGATCCTATAGCCCCAAACATAGCCACTACCGTAGCTAGTGATGCTCCTATACCAAGAGGTCCTAATTTGGCATTTTTACCAAATATCTCAGCTATAGAAGTAATAATTGTCCTAACAGCTAACATTTTTTGAACTACTACTAACGCACCTAAGGCTCCTACTATAAATCCTATAACTCCAGGCATTGATGCAAAAAATGCTGCTACACCCGAAACCATATCTAAGAATGGTAAGAATGCCGTTGCTAAATCTCCTAGAATTGATTGGAATTTTTCTTGGGCAAGATTTAATCTTTCTTGAGCACTTAATTGTTCTAATTTATCTGCTAATTCGTCTTTACCTTGGGCTCTTAATTGTTCAGCATTCATTCCCATAGTCTCTTGCTTAAAGAGCATATCAGATAATGCATCTGTTGACATACCCATAGATTTAGCTAAAGCATCTTGCTGTAGGGTATTCATTTTAGTGAAATCAGTAAACGTACCCATATTCTTAGCTAACTCAGCAGCTACTGTTGCCTGGTCACCAGCTAGTGCTGCAGCCCTAGCGCGTTCAAGATTTAATTGTTTACCTGTTAAGAGTTCGGCTTCTAACTCAGATTCAATACTGGATTCAAATTCTAATAATTGCTTACTAGCTGCAGCTATATCTTCAATTTCTGCACCTAATAATTTAGCTGCGGTAACTGCTTTAGCAATTTCTACAGGATTAGCTCCTAACTGTGCTCTTAATTGGCCTGATACTTTACCTGTAGCTTCTAATACTCCTTTTAGATTTAAAGCTACACCTGCTCCTTGTTGAAGTTCATAAGAAGCTCCTAATGCATTTTCTTCAACACTTCTAAGAGTTTCACCTGATCTTTGAGCTTGAAATGCTAAACTACCTGCTGCTTCTGCTGATAAACCAACTACATCAGTTAATTTAGAAGTAGTCATTAAAAGCTCGTCATTAAACCTAACAGCTGTTCCTAGCTGTTCGTTTAATGCCCCCATAGCTTTACCCATTCTAATAGAGTTGATAGCTATATCACCAGATTGCAATGCAGCGACCGCGAATTCTTGTTTTAAAGCTGCTGCTTCTGATTTAGATAAATTAAGATTTCTACCCATTTGGGTCGTTTCCTCATCAGCTTTCATCATGGCTGTAAGGAATCCATCTATTAACGTATTAGAAGTTTTTTGTAATTTATTTTCTATCTGTTTTAAAGCAATCAGTTGCCTTGAAATTCCTAAATGTTCTAATTTTGTTTTAGCAGCAGCCCCCGCTAAATTTCCTATATGTTTATCTAATCCTAGTTCTTTTAATTTCTCTCTATTAAGACCTTTACCAGTTTTTAATGATTTTCTTAGGGCCGATAATTGATCATTATTTAAACTTAATACTTTTTTCTGAAGAGCTTCACGGTTAGCTTCACTATCCATGATGGTTTTACTTAAACTACCACTATCTTTTTGGTTTGCCCTAGTTTTAGACGTATTTTTAGCTACTCGGTCCGTAGCATCAGCAGTGCCTTCTAATTTGGCATTTAGTTCTGCTACTAAACCACCTAATTCAGCAAATAGAGTTTTTAACTCTTTTGCTGTATTATTCATAGAATCTAGATTATCTTTTTTAGCCATTTAAGTTAAATAATGTCCAATATAAATATTAAACTTTTAAGTTCTTTGGTATATTAGGCATTTTAGGGAAATTTTGGGCCATTTGCGAAGACTGACGCATAGCTTTTTCATGTTCTTCATTATGTTTTTCATGAAGGTCGTTTATTTTTCTAATATGATATCTTCTAATATGAATAGGCATATTATATACTTCAGAATATAGAAAACCCCCCTTACCATAATATACTAGGTCATGTACTTCATCATAAACTTGGAATTTATAATTCGGAGTCAGGCCAAAAAAACGTGATCCCAATAGGGATCTTAACGCCTTTCACGTCTCCAGCTGCGTTCTCAAGATCATAAGTTAAGTCTACATCAGGCTGTATTTCTTTGATATATTCTCTTAATGCTCTTGCGTCTCTTGCTAATAAGCCGTTTTCTACAAACTGTCTAACCGTTTTGCGCTCGTAATCGCCTTCAACAGATAGAATAGTATGTTTTAATCTAGTAGTATATTCTGCAGAACTATTCTTATTCATTTTTTTAAGGCCCTTAACTTCATTCTCTATTTTCTTTTCATCTGCGTGAGTGATAAGCTTAAAAGTAATAGATTTTTTTACAGTAGGAAGAGTAAATTCAAATTCATTTTTTCCTTTACCTTGCAAATGTTCTTCTTTCATTAACTTATCCTTAACTTCAGTAAGATCTACCGTATGTTCTTCACCATCTAATTCAAAAGTATAATCTTTACCATATCCTAAAACACGAGCGGCAATCATGATTGCATTTTTATCACCTACAATTAAATCGTTATAATTAATAGGTGTAACTATAAGTGCTTCTAACAATTTATCTATTACAGAACCATTTTTAATGTAACTTTCATTAGTTAGAATGTCTTCTTCCTTAGCAGTCATATACTTCATTTCTAGTACACCTTTAGCTAATGGGTTATCTTGGGGGTAAATTAGGCCTTTAGAGGGTAACGTTACTTCCTCAGTAGGGAACATTGGTTTATTTTCTTCCATATTGTAACTTTTATATGTTTGCATATACATATGTAAAAAAAAGAGGTGCTTGCGCACCTCTTAATTTATTTGTGTTAAGAATCTTAGTAGTTTAAGATTGCATAATCCATGGCAATTGTCAAACTAATTTCCATTGGAGTGGATGAAGTCCAATCACCCGATCCAAATTCAGCATTAGTTATATAAGCTCCTTTACAAATCCATTCTTCAACTACATCACCAACAGGACCTAATGTGTTAAATTTAATTTCTTTTTTGTAGAAATCAGAATAACCATCTCTACCTGTTACTGATTCGTGGTGGAGGCGAACCCACTCCATCACTGCTTGTGCTCCTGAAGGAGTTACTGGATCATATAGAGTACAAGAAATAGGAGTCCAATCGGATTTACCTTTAACTTTTCTTTTCACGTTAATGTGATCAAGAACTACTTCTTCTGCGGTGTATTTAGGCTTATCTGCGGACTTAATGAGATAAGCAGGAATACCATCTATATAAAATATAAATCTATTTTGCAGCTTGGGTTCGTAAGCTGTATAGAACATATCTGCTGAACTTAATATTGCCATTGTGTTGTTATTTTGTTATAAATATATTAAAGCTGAATTTTTAGTCATTAAATGTTGCACCTGTTGGCTGAATTGTATAATCTAAGATTATAAATTCGGCTGTTTTAGTAGGTTGAATAAATATTTGACCTACTAATTGGTTTCTGTCTATTGCTTCAGCAGTATTGTTACTTTCATCCATTACTACTCTAAAGGCAAATAATCCTTGTCTTTGTTGTACTGACTCTAAGAAAGGTGTAACAGCGTTTAAGAATCTATTTCTTGTGACTGTTGTATTTTGTTCAAATACTAGGTTCTTAGAAGTATCACCAATAAAGTTCTTAAGAGAAATTAATAATCTTCTTACGTTAATACGGTCAAGAGCACTTGCTTTTTTCTGGAGTGTTTTTTGTCCATATGCTACGGGACCTACTCTTGGGAAGGTTGCAATTGGATTTACTTTATTATCATATAATTTATCTCTAACTGCTTGGTTTAATTTAAATTCAGTTCTTACAACAGGTAATCCACCTCTATTCAAACCTGCAGGTGCAAACCATGGGGCAGCTATTCTATCATTTGCGGCATAAACTCCTTGCATTACTGTAGAAGCAGGTACATATACGTTTCTGCTTAATTCCGTTGATGGTACCTGGACCCAAGGCCAGTAAGTACCCGCAAAATTAGTATTAAGTTCTCCAGCTTCTCCTGTAATGCTTCCAACTCCTGTCAAATCTGCACCATAAGGTACCAAATCCGCTATGTAGAAGCAATCGCCTCTACCTTCACAAAGTTCTATGATAGACGCTACTACGGAAGCATAATCTTTATTATACATACCTGGTGCTGTAATAGTGCTGAATCTATATTCATCTTGGTTTTTAAGAATATTGATAGCTGTAGTATAATCATCTGCTACTAATCCTTGAGAATCTGTTCCACTAATATTTTTAAAAGTAAGCATTGGTTCACCTGTTGGAATATTAGTTCCAGTAGCACCATGGAATGAGCCACTGCCCGCAGATGGTAAACTATGTTGGTAGCTAACACCCGAACTATCAGTACCTATAGTACCATCAGCTAATAAGTAATCTGTGGTTTGTAATTCAACTGATTTAACTCTTACGAATTTAGATTGGTTAGGATACTCACCTTCTACTTTAATAAATGTTTGGCCTTCCGCTTCAGTTGTAGTTGTGGTTTGATCTCCAATAATTCTAGCAATATAATTATCAGATTTAGGATCTAAACTACACCCTATAAACGTTTCTAATACTATTTTATTGTTAGTATTATCATCACCTCTTCTAATTGATAAATTAAAAGTACCATTCGCTGTATTAACACCACTAACTTCCCATCTTAAATTATCTAAAGATCCTGATTTAAGTGAACCATCTGCAAATTGTTCACCTGCATCTGTAGCTCCTGTAGTGCCATTAAATACTATACCCTGACCAATTGTTTCAAGAGTAAAGGATTTAGTTCCTGTACCATCTGCACCACCCTCTAAAGTTAATACGTCCGACATAGTACCGTCGGCACCCGAACCTGTATCAACACTGATACTATTTCCTGCTGTACCCGCTATTGATGCTGTAAGTTCAATAGCTGTACCATTAGCAGTAGCATCAACTCCTATATTTGCATTATCTATTTCGGTGACTAAACTAGTAACAGTACCCGCTATATCCGATCCAGTTGCAAAGAAAAATACATTACCCGCGGGAGAATCATCAGGCACTACACCTGGGCTAGCACCCACAAATCTAAATTCTGTACCATCTACCGTTATTTGGAATTCCGTATTGTCTTGGAATTGGTTTACTATTGTTAAACTTCCAGAAGCTTTCGCACTTGCTGACCCACCAATATTAGATTTAATATTAGTACTAGTAGCAGCTGTAAATGAACCACTAGAAACTCTAGTTACTAGCATACTATTACCTCCGTTAGCAAAGAATTTTTGTGCTGCTATAGAGGTAAAAAATTCTAAGTTTTCAGAAGCAGAAACAAAGGTTGTTCCAAATTTGTTTTTATAGTCAGCAAATGAAGTTACTACTGTAGGTCTTTCAACTGGACCTTTTACTGTAGGGCCTATGATTGCTGCACCTACTTCTACGGGGGCAGGTGTTATGAAGGATTGATCGGTTTCTCTTTGAAATACTCCCGGAGATACTATTTGTTCGGCCATATCTTGTGTTGTTTATTTATAATAAATATAGAAAAAAATTGCCAGCAGTTTCCTGCCGGCAATAAATATAAAAAATATTTCAAAAAAATATTATTCTTCCATTTTAATAAATGTGCCTTGTTCCAAATCTACTTCACCTTTACCATATTTTTCAAACATACTTTTAGATACTTCACGTTCTGTTTTATAAAGTTCATTAAACTGTTCCGCTAATTCATTAAGTTGACGTTTAATGTTATCTTCGGCAATGCCAATTTGTCCTCTTAAAAAAGTAAGTTCATTAGTTTTAGTCCGTAATTCGGTTAATTGTTGGATTTCTTCTTGTGTTAATTTAACACCTTCATTAGTTTTTATAGCCATAACTTATTTGTTTTTATATACGTATAATAGAAATTAATGGAACCCTAATTTTACTTTAGGAAAAATTGTTGCCGGGTAAGCAACCTCAAATTCTAATGAGCGTTGGGTGGCAAGTGGTGAATTAGAATCTATTAATCCCAGGTTTACCAGTGTATTGTTGGATTGACCATATTGAGAAGGGTCAGCAGATTGGCCAAATATATCAAGAGAGTTATCTGGATTATCATCGGTATATCTAATGATAAATCTGCTTCTAGTAAGGGCACCTAAACCACCTAAACCATCATTAGATGCTAAATTAAATAATTCATTTATTCCATCTGCATTTAAGACATGAGTTGCTAATTTAATAATTCCTCCTTCACTTTCAGTTACAGTTTCTTCTGCTGTATCTATTAGTAATTCATCTGCTATATTCTGTGCTGTAGGTGCGCTAAAATTATATCCCCAGCCCATTGTAAATTTATTATCTTCACCAGAAGAAAGAGTGTTGTTAAATCTATAAAGGAATCTAGTAGTAATAGAACTAATGCCCAGCCAACCACCAGGAATAAAACCATTTAAATCCGTGAAAGTAGTAAATGGAGTTGTTTCATTAGGTGCTGCATATCTAGCATTAATTCCTATTATACCTGCCAATTGGTTACCCTCGCTTACTTCATTACTTAATCTAATTGTTCCCTGATTTCCAAAAGTAATCGCTAATGTCCCATCAGTCCCCTCATCCGTTATAACTGCATTAGAAGCATTAGGGTTTAAAAAAGTTCTATATTGAAAAT